GATTAAAAAAATAGGTTAAATATATCTTGCGTAGTAGTCTATGTCAAGACTTGTAAAGCTTGCACCACTTCCAACTGTTATATCCAAAGTATTATTTCCGCTCGAAAGCTCTGGAAAAGCAATTTTTTCTAAGAATGGCAAACCGTTACTTTCAGCCAATGTTGATATATTTATATATTTTACCGTTGCATTATTGCAGTCTATTACAAGCTTATAGCTACTTGTTATAGTATCTTTTATTTCTATCAAATCACTATCATTGAATAAAAGTTCTATATTTCCGTCCAAAGGGTCAATATCAGCAATTAGCGTAATTACTGGCTTAGTTGTTGCATTCCCTGAGATGGAAGGAACTTTACTACCCGAAGTTGTATATTGAATATTTGATGAAGCTATCGTGTAGTGATAAGGGTCTGGACACACAAAGGATAAATTAAAAAATGCTCCTGTCCTTATAAATTTACTAAAATCTACACCATTTGCAATTCTAGCAAAGTATTGTCTTGTTGGTGATTCATCAAGTATAAGACTTTTTAATCCATTTTTAGGGTTAAAATATGCATTCAAAGTATCAATCTTTGACATCATTGCAGATAATGATGATTGGACATTAAAATTACACTCAAAATTAATATATTTTTCAGTGAAAAAAGTTCCAAAATCTAAAATGCCATCATCAGCTGACAAATCCTGATATTGATTTTTTAATTGGGGTATGCCTGTTATACTTGACCTATTGACATTTATACCCATAGTACTGCTTGTTACTCCGTTAAATGTAAACACTAATATGTACCTCCTCCCCTAATTTTCTTGATTACTTCCTCATATATATCACTTGATAGCTGTATACCTGCACTTGTTTGTGTACCTTGCACACTTACAAGTGGTGCATTGAAAGTTTGTATATTTCTTGTATTATTATTTGTTGTGCCTGTATTACCTCTCGCAAGTCTTACAAGATTTTCAAGTTGTGGTAAACTTCTTAGTTTCCTGAAATCATCTATTAAAGATTCTTTTAAGTTTAGGCCTTCATCTTGAATTTTGAACATTGCTTTTTCAATATATGAAGGTGAGTGAATACCCATACCTTTCTTGAAACCTTCCCACATATTGCTCCCAACTCTTTTTAGTGCTGAGTATGCCTGACTACCTAAGCGACCTATTCCATTTATTGCATCCTGTACTGACTTAATCATTTTATCCGGTAGATTTTTAAATGTATCTAAAATACCATTCTTAGCTTTAGAACCTAACGCTCTTCCATTGCTATATACTTTAGCACTTAAAGAAAGAATCTTACCCGGTAAGGATTTTATATAATTATAAAAGCCATTAACTGCCTCTAATGCCTTTAACTTCATTTGCTCTTTGAATTGTACCCACTTAACATAAGCTTGCCCAACGAATTTACCAATTGCTAGTATTATGCTTGGTAGTGTTTTTGTGAAAAAATTCTTAACAGCTGTAAGCCCTTGACTTACTAGCTTTGGTAGAGTAACAAGAAAAAATGAAATTATCAATTGTTTAAGTTTTATATTCATCTTTACAAAAAGACCAACTACAAACCCTATAAAAAATGGCAGTGTTGCAGTAAAGAAATTATATAATTTATCTGGAATTGTCTTTATATAATCAAGGATATATTTCCATAGGTTTTTAGCTGTATTATTGAAATTATTAAAGGCTGTTTTAATCCATTCTAAAATATTAGTCCATAATGTTTTTAATGTATCAGGCAGTGCCTTAAAAAAGTCAATTATAGCTGTCCAAATCTTTATCGTAAATGATTTAACCTCGTCCCATTTCCAAATTATTAAAGCAACTAATGCAATAATTGCCGCTACTATTATTATCGGTAAAGCACCAACAGCCGCAATCATAGCACCAATCGTACTTATAACTCCCCCAATTACACTGGCTAAAATTCCAAAAACAGTTATAGCTGTTTGGATATAAGGATACAAGATTATAATAACTCCAATTAAAGAAGAAATCACAGAAACTACAACACCAATAACAACTGCTATTTTAGCCATTACAGGGTTTGCCTTCATAAATTCCATGAGTTTACTTAAGAATTTACTTAAAAAATTTATAGCTTTAATTAAATATGGTGCTATTTCCTTTCCTATTGTATCAGCTAACTTCTTAAACTGTCTGCCAGCTTGTTCCATTGTGGCATTATTCCCATACATTGTCTCCCCTGCTTTTTTGTTAGCATCATCAAAATTTTTAAGTTTAGCTGTAGAATCTGTCAAAGATGTTATGACATCTCCACCAACTTCCTCCCACAATGTACCGTACAGTGATACACCTAACTGATTCTTGCTTAACTCATCTTTAGAATCTTTCAATCTGCTGTTAACTATTTTCATTGCATCTGCAACAGTAACACTTCCATCTTTTAACCCACTGACAATTTTCTTATATTGCTTAGAATTGCCAATAACTTTTTTGAGACTGTCGTCATTCTCTTTTGCAAGTTCTAAAAGAACAATACCAAACTCTTTTACTGAATCCCCTAATTGGTCTGTATTAAATTGACCATTTTGCAGACCTTTAACAAGCATACCAGCAAACTCCTCAGCACTAAAACCCATTTTTGAAAACTGCTGAGAATATTCTCCAAATGTATCTAATAAATCTCCGGCTCTATCCCCTGATAATCTGGCACTCTCTGTTATAATATCAAGTGATTTTTTACCTGTAATACCGAAATTTTTCATTAATTGTGTATTAGCATTTAATGTGTCTTCTATCTCATATTCGTATAAATCTTTTAATATATAACTACCTTCTGTAAGTTCTTGTGTTTCTTTAGCACTAAGATTTAATGCTCTTTGATATTTTTGAAATGTCTCACTTACATCAGCTAAGTCCTCACCAAAATTATTCAAATAAGTTTCTTCTATTGCAGAGTTAAAGTTTTGAAGTTCTTTTCCTGATAATCCAGTCTGAGCCTCAAACTTTTTAAAAGTTTTCTCTGTTTTTATAGCACCCGCACCCATAGCTATCATACTTCCAGCTATTGCAGTACCAGCACCAACAAGCCCAGCGGATGCCGTACCTGCATCAACTTCTATACTTTCGAATGCATCGCCTAATTCACTTTTTACCCTTCTAGCCTCATCAGCCATTGTCTGAGCCATACTCTTCAATACATTTTTTACCTCTTTTGCACCTTTTTGAACATTTTCAATTTGTAAAGCTATTTCAGCTCTTATAGTACCTAATGATTCAGCCAATTTATCACTTCCTCTCATTATTTTATTATAATATAAAGCTCGAAATTAATTTACAACCAATTTCGAGCATCACCCATATATTTTGATTTTTTATTATTATTCATTTGATTATTGTTTTTTCCATCTTCTATCTCTGCTTTCTTCTCATTGTACTTTATTGTATACATTGCAGTAACGTCCAATGCATAAGCCTCTAATGAGCTTAGCCCAGTTAAAAATGATGAGGGCCTACAATTAAACTCTTTTGCTGTCAGAATCAATTCATAAAAATTATGACTATCAACGAAAGGGCTGTAAATCTTTTATACCAGAGATTACCCACCTGAAAATTGAATACTTTTGATTGATTGTTAGAGGATATATTTCCTCAAACTCTAACCACGTTGGCTCAATCAGACATTCCTTGCATATTACATCTATCATATTGAAAATATCTTCAATACTTTCATTATTTTCACTATCCTTTTCCATTTCTTCACGAATTATTTTTTCCCGTTCAATATCATCATTCTCGTTTAACTTAGCTAATTTTCCAGTAATAGAACCTGATAAAAAACTTGCTAGATTATATTTTCCATTAAGCAATTGTTTGCTAAAATCTACTTTTTTAACTCTGACTTTTATAGTTTTTTCATCTTCAAAATCTGGAATATCTATTAAAGTACCTTTTGATTTTAACTTAAGTTCTGTTAAAGTTATTGCCCTGTTTGGTGTTGTTGAATTGTTTGCATTGATTGTATTGTTTGTGTTATTTTCCATAAAAAATCCCCTCACATAATTATTAAATTTAAGCATTAAAATAATGCTATAGTTATTATAGCATTATTTGATATACTTTTCATTTTAATATATAAAATTCTAAAATTATTATGTAGGTAAAGAATCTACAAATTGTTTTGTAAGCACTGGCATACTCTGTGTACCATTCTCACTGCATTTTATTGTAATTTCTGGGCTACTCCATTCTTGGTCGTTATGCTCAGTGCTGGGACTATATCCAATACACCACCCAAACACATATTTCAAGTATGAATCTTGATAACCTGAACTTGTAAAATTCTTTATATAAGCTTCCAATAAAACTGGTAGTCTTGTTTGTTGCTCTGCAATAGTAGGCATCTCCCAACCTGTATTATAATCAACTGTTAATATTGTTTCTTCTATCAATGTACCACCACAAAGATGTATATGTGCCTCTATGTCAAATTTTGCGTCCCTGACTGTTAATGTAGCTCCTACAATTGTGTCAACTTCTTGTACTCTTGCAACAATAGCATCACCACCACGTTGAATAGCACTTTCACCTTCTTCTGTCTCTGTCTCTATGCCTATACTTTGAGGCGTTGTCATTTTATAATGCACTGGTGTTGTAGGGTCTGAGCCATCAGCCTCCAAAGTTTGAATTCTTAAGAGTTTTACACCTCTTAAAAATCCGCTACGATATTGAGCGTCTCCAACTGCCATCTTATCAACTCCTTATTATTATTTTTTTAATCGGGAGGGGTATAACTCTCTACAATATTGTTAATTTTAAATTGTAGTCCTTGACCTATTACACCCCAATCCTCCTCTATTACTGATGAACCATAAAATCCTAAATAATCAATTTGATATTTTACACTACCGTATGTTATGAGTGTATCATTTAAAGCATTTTTTACACTATCTACAATAGTATCTAAATCAGTTCCATCACTCAGGATATCAGCATATACAAAAATAAGATAATACATATCATACCCATATTTTATATTACCTCGTTGCTCGTCCATAGGTGTAACTATAAAATATGGCTTTTCAGTACTACTATTCACCACATGTGATTGATATACATTCATAGTTGTAAATACTGATTCTAATCTATCTTTTATTGCTAATCTTTTACTCATTTATTATCTTTACTTTCTTTTATTTTTTCATCTTCATTACCTACATGTGATTCAATTTTTGTTTTCTTAGCTGGCTTTTTCTGTTTTTCTTTTTCTGCTTCTGGCTTTACAGTAACTTTAGAGACTTTTGAACCTTTTTCATTTTCCGAGCTATCATCATTAATCGCTGAAATATTATCAATTTCTACTTCTTTTAAAATTTCAGCTTCTAGCTTTCCAACTTCTACAAGTTTATCACCAAGATTTTTTACCATAAAAGCTTGTGTCTCATCACTCAAATCAAATGAGTATGTCTCACCATTAACAAGTTTTATACTATATTTAAATCCGTCACCTTTATTACTAACAATAGTTCCATCTTTTAAAACTTTTGACATTTGAGGGTCATAATTGAATCTTATTCTAGGCATGTCTAAGACTGCCTTAAATTGTGTAAGTTCCTTTTTCATATACTTTTTATCTCCTAACTGTTTAAATATCTTCTAACTAATTCACTGTATTTTGTTTTATTAGCCCTTATTGTTGGAAGTATTATTGCATACTTTCCAGCTTTCATCTTTTCAAGATATTTGCCATATACAACCCTATGAGCTATAAAAACATGTATTTTATTTCCTTTACGATATGCACCACCAAACAGTCCATTTCTTGCGGCTGTAGTTCTATCCTTCCAAGGCCTGTTTAGTTTAGCATATCTTTCTAAAGTACCTTTTCCGAACCTATCAGATAATGCAAAAATACCGTTTATTTTTTGCTCTGTCCATCTTCCAAGATTTCTATTTACTTCCTCCAACCCAATTACACTACCTGCCATTATACCACCTCACACAAGCATTGTATTGATGTTATACTTTCTTGTTCAACATTTATCATAACTGATGTAATGTTAAATTTCTGACCCATATACTCAAATGAGTATTTATATTTATTCATGTCACTTGAAAATGCAGCTTCATAATCAGCTAACAATATAAATCCTGAATATGTACTTTGAAGCCCTATATTTTCATTTCCTATCAAGTTACTATTATTAGCTTTTGTTATTCTGCATGTAATATCAAAAGTATCATTTACTATTATTTTCCCACCTGTAGTACTATTAATAGAAATTATACTTCTATTAATAGTAATATTTGAAGGGTTATTATTTATTGAGTTTATTGCATTATTTCTTTTTAATTTAACTAGATTATTCAGCATTATAAGCACCGCCCATTATATTGCTAAAACTTGATTGTTGCTCAGCTTCGTCGTCTGTACTTTTTGATATATCATTCTGAAACAATACACCAAGATTATTATTATTTGACTTACTTGCCCAAATTTTGGAAAGCTCTAAATACTGTAAGTTTGCATCATATAATGAATATGATTCATTCCCTATTGTATAAGACTTAACACCACCCTTGAGAACTATACCGGCAAGTAATAAAAATAGCTCTGCTATTGTATTATTTCTATTTTCATTGTTTTCAGTATATAAACTTTCTATAAATTCATCAGAAAAAGTATAGCTGCTTGAGTCAGTATCATCTATTGTAATCCTAATGAACTCTAATACATCAGAATCCATAATACCACCACCCTATTAAAAAACACACTCAAAAAATATTAATAAGTGTGTATTTTAAATTTTAAACTATTTTTTGTTTATGAAGGAATTGTAACCTCTTGAACACTTCTAGCAACACCAGCATAAACTCCACGTCTTGACCTAGCAACAATTTGCTTTTCCACGAGTCGAGAGAGGTCTGCATCCCCAGCATCAACAAGTAAATCATGTTTTATTAATTCCTTAAGGAATTTTTTTGGTTCAATTAAATATGCTACACCAGTTCCAACCCCTGTATAAGTGTAAGTTTGTGAACCTACTGTTATTGAAGTACCATTATAACTGATTACTTCATCAATTCCAGAAACTTTATTTGGGAAATTACCAGCTACTTGCAATCCGCCTAGTGCATCTGCCACTAATTGCTCATTGCTTGAATTAATCAGTAGTTTTGTAGCTATTCTTGAAGGGTCGTCCGCTCTAGTGTCTTTAACAGCTTGAATCAATGTCATTCTAAGATTCATAACTTGTCTAGTGTAGTCATCCCAGTCTGGGAAAGCAGGAGTATTAAAGTTAGTGCTTGCCGCTGTCTGATTTGCTGCTGTATATGTATATGAAATTATAGGATATAGATGGATATGATTTAATAAAGCATTATAAGCTACACCCATAGCTTTATTTAACATTTGCATATCAAATGTTTTATTGTACAGTACCATATCCTCCGTATATTCAAATCCAGCAGTATAACACACAATAGTTGCAGTGTCGCCTTCTTCTGCATCTCTTGTTCCAAACTTAACTTCCTGACCTTCAAAATGTTGTAAGAATACAACTCTACCTTCCTGCATCCACATAGCTTTAAA